ACGTGCTTGGTGTAGGACCTGCGAGCGTGCCCGGCCTGCTCATGATCGTCGGCGGTTTTCGCCTTATGGCACCAAATACAGCACGCCCGCAGATTGGTATCGTCATCGGTCCCGCCGTTTTCGAGCGCGATGACGTGATCAATTTCGTAGTCGTCGGCAGGTCCGAGTTTGCGCCTGCATTTGTGACAGTGCCCGCCGTTCAGCGAGAACAGGTAGGCGATCCTTTGCGGGCTCATGCTGCCGCGCTTGTGGTGGACGAAGGGGCTCATGCTGCCTCCCGCATCATGTCTTCGACCTTGATCCCGGTCTCAGCCTCGATGACCTCGGAAACAGCGTCGGATAGGGAGCAGAACTCGAGGTGAGGCATCGTCGCGTAAGCGATCGAGCGCGGCACCCAAACAATCAGTTGGCCGTTGTGCAGCACTGGCCGGGCGTATAGGTTCGCCGGCAGGCCGGACAGCACCGCCGTTGCCAGCAGGATCGCCTTATCCTCGCGTATGCCGGTGAGCGTGACTTTGGACGCGATGTCGCGCCAGCCGGCCTTCATGGTGAGGTATTTCCGGCAGTCGGTCTCATTCGAAAACTGCTCTTGGTGCTTCTCAGGCCAATGCAGATAGGCTTGCCGGCACATCGCAAAGAAGCGCTTGTGCTGATCGTAGCTGCGAGGCCTCCCGGTGAGCGGCAGTTTGCTATCGCATACGGGGCAGTTCATTTTTTTGCCTCGCACGTGTAAGAATTCCGAGGCGACGCGAGGACCCATGCAGCGCCGGCAGCGCGGCACTCGTCCAGCGATGGATAGGGCAGCGACATAAGGGTCGATGCTGACTGTATGCCGACTACGTAGAGGGTCAGGATGTAGGTCATTTGATCCTCACGATGCCGTTGGCTGGGATAATTTCAGACGCGACACGCGGCGGGTTGAAACGATTGGCCATCTCTTGAGCTTCGGCGATCCCGATGCGAAACCCGGCAGTGCGGACGATCGAAACAATGTCTTTGTAGTCGCGACCTTGGAGCGCCAGCGAGCGGGCGAGAGCGTGCGCTATGGCGGTCATGCTGCTTCCTCCCCTAGGTGAGCCGCCGCGAATTGCAACGCTCCCATGCACTTGTCACGCCTCGCCTTCGTCGTCGCTCCCGTCACCATCACTTCTTTCAAGGCCGCGACCAGCATCGTGATCACGAGATCGCCGTTGGCCTCAGACTGCTCCAGCAGATCAATCCTCGCCTGCATGTCCGACTTCGCACGATTGATCGCGGCGACGGCGTCCTCAATCGTTGTCATGCGTGCGCCTCCGCTCGCTTTACCCTCATGCCCTCACGGCGCACGGCCTTGTGCCGATCTGCATGCACGATGCTCCACTTGATCGAGTGCACGAGCTTCGGCGGACAGCCGACAATCCGTGCAATCAGCGATGGCTTGGCGTCAGGGCACACAGCCAGCAAGGACCTTATGCGGGCGGTCGCGGTCATGACTGCACCGCCTGCAACGCCTCGAACTTGGCGTCATAGTCCTGTTTCAGCAGATCGAACCAGCCGTGCGGCATGGCCTCGATGTCGTCGCCGTGGATTTCGTTGACGTGCTTCAGGTGCTCAATGCTGATCGCGCTTTCGATGTCGCGCCTTATCTCGTTGAACTTCTCCTGATCTCCATCACGCTTGGCTTGGGCCGAAGATTTTGCTTTCTTCGCGCCTGCGCCGCCGTTGCCATCATCGTCAGTCGATGCCGCCAATCCGAGGGCGAGCTTCAGGGTGTAGCGCTGCAGATAGGTGGCGGCCGATCCTATCGCCTGGATCACGTTCTTGTTGCCGCTGTGATCTTCGGCCGCCTCGAGCGTGGTGTTCTCGGAGTAACCGCCTGAGTGCGACACTATGCACGTCACCCGGAGCTTCTGCCCGCCCTGCTCAGACTTGTGCCGGTAGCTCAGACCGTTCCGCCCAAGAATGGGATCGATGGTGCGCGCGATCTCGGCCAAATCCTCATGACGGTAATTCGTCCTGCCCTTGGCGCTCGTGAAATCAACCTTCTTGTTCTTCACGATAGGGCCGATTTCGAGTTTTGCTTTCGCTACGGCCGCGTTGAACTCGCGCTCCGCGATCTGCTTCTCGACGCGCTCCTTCATCAGCATGAGACGTTCGAACTTCTCAACGTCGACGGATGGATCACGAGCGGCACGCTCGATGATCGACACGAGCGCACTCGTCTCCGACGCCACTACGATCTGAGGCATCGCCATGTGATCAAGTTTCGCCACTGCGGCGGTCTCTGCCATCACACCATCTCCGCTTGCAGGTGGCCGTAGCCGAGACGGGAGTCGGCACGGTCGTGGATGTCGATCTCGGCCAGAAGCTCCGTGTGGCACGCTGCGAGCCGATCCCGCTCGACCCGGTAGGCCTTGAGCAGAGCCATCATCTCCGACACTTGAGAGAGCAGGACGATTTCCAGTTGATGCTGATCGGTGGTCAGGGTCTCGTCGACACAACCGACGGCCTCGTCGCAGACTGCGCCGGCCTCGTCTGACAGTTCGACAAGCAGATCACGGAGCTTGGTGGAAACGTCGCGGCGTTGATCGCTGGATGCTGACAGCATGATTAGGCAGCCTCCGCCGCAACAGCAGAAAATGTGCGCCCATTTGCCCGCGCGATCCCCAGTAGCAACGGCTTCATCGCAACCCAAAATCTGCGAGAACAGCAACCGTCCATGCGCGCGATACGCTCGTCGTCGAATTGCTCCCATTCCGCCAGAGTGTGGAACTCGCAGCCGATCCGCATGTGGTTGTCGGTGATTGTCACCGGATAATGCAATCCGTGCAGCACGATCGGAGAGACCCACGCATTGCCGTAGACCTGCGCATTGCCGGAGACCCGCGCATCGCCGCAGACCTGCGCATTGCCGGAGACCCACGCATTGCCGTAGACCCGCGCATTGCCGGAGACCCACGCATTGCCGGAGACCCGCGCATCGCCGTAGACCCGCGCATTGCCGTAGACCCACGCATTGCCGCAGACCTGCGCATTGCCGGAGACCCACGCATTGCCGTAGACCTGCGCATTGCCGGAGACCCGCGCATTGCCGTAGACCTGCGCATTGCCGGAGACCCGCGCATCGCCGCAGACCTGCGCATCGCCGGAGACCCACGCATTGCCGTAGACCTGCGCATCGCCGTAGACCGAAAGATTTTCGGATTTTTCGATGAACCCGCCGACGTCTCCGGCTCTCACCGGTCCAAAATCAGCCAACGCTCTGATGCGTCGGAGCGTGACGCCGAACGAGACGATGGTTTCTGCGGTAAGCTCAAATTTCATGCGTGCCCTCGCTGGGTGAGAGCGGCGGATCATCATTCCCCAATGCGATCCGCCGCTCGTTTGTCCGCGACTGCCAGCGCATCCGCTGGTGCCCCTCTATCAGTCACGGACTGACCAATTCAGTTGTGACCGGCGCTACTCAGGACGGGGGAGCCTGAGGCAGACTGATCGACCGAGGGGAGCGGTCGAGAGCGCCGGTCACGAGAGGGAAGCTATTCATTCTCCATGAACCTGTCAATGGAGAAAATGCACTGTGGATGAAAAATTAATACCTGTGCTGCCTTGGATACGCTGCTTCGCGTTTTTTGCAGATTCACAATGTGTTCTTTAATCTGTTAACTGTGGCGTGCCAGGAGGATCGCCATGATCGCCTGCTCTGTAGAGCGTCGTAGCGAATGCGTTTCACCTCGGTACACCCAGTCGAGCGTCAGGTGGTACGTGTCACAGAGCCGATGCGCCGCCTCAAGAGATGGCATGTTAACGCCCGTCTCGTATTGATTGTAGGTGCTGGATTTGATGCCAGCCCGCGAGCCGAACTCGCCCTGATCCATCCCGAGCGCATCGCGCGTCAACCGCAGGCGAACGCCAACGGATTTTCTGTCCCGGCCTGTCAGGTCATGGGTCATTCGACCTTCGTAGCGCGGCCACACATCGTGGGGAAGATATTCACACCCCAAGAAAACGCTTGCCATCGTCATTGAGCATGAATAAGCTCTCATTCCATGAGAAAACAGATGATCAGGTCGGTTCGGGAGCTGGTGGACGTGCTGGGCGGCACTTTCGAGACCGCCAAGCTGTTGCAGATCGTGCCATCCGCCGTCTCGAACTGGCTCGCTCAAGACTACATCCCGAGAGGACACCACCTCGAGCTTTATCTCGTTGCGAAGCAGCGCGGGTTCCGCATCGACGTGACTATCTTTGGGCTGGACCGAAAATTGGCGGCAGGTGACCGGTCTGAGGGTGCTGCCGCCTAAGTAATCGCGGGAGCCGGGGTTTGGCCCTCTTTCCCCTCGGGATCGTCCGTTGACATCCCGCCCGCGAGAGTAACCCGGCGATACTGCCGGTCGCATGGGTAGGCTGGAGGCGCACTCAACGCCCACACGCCAACCAGTCGCGCGGTTTCCTGGCCGCGTTGCTCGCCCGTGCGACCTGCCGTGCCGCCCACCAACGGTGCGAGTACCGCGTCTCCTAGATCCTTGGACCAACTCCCGGCGTCTGCTTCAGGCGCGGACGCCGGATTTTCTCGTGCCGATAGCCAGCGTAATCCGCCTGAAACGATTACGGCCCGCTGAGGGGCTAACCCAGCGAGCCGTTGAATCCAACTGTACGCATTACACGCCGATCAACTGTGCGAGGGCTAACCGACGATGCAGACATTAGCCGATACCTGTGTCCAAATCAAGACACCGCAAGCGATTTGTCCGACCGGAATTTCGCACATCCTCGTCTCCGGTGCCGCCTACACGCACACCTATTCGCGCGATCAGGCCGGCGCTTCGCTCGCGGATTTCCTCTGGGACTTCATCCGCGCCGGCTTCGTCATTCGACGCGATGGCAATCGCCTGATCCTGACCTATTCGAACATCGGGGAACTCCCGACGCTGGTGGAGTGGAGCCGCGCATGAGCATCCAGGCCGTAGCGTGGGCACTCAAGCTCACCGTTCGCCCGGCAGCGGTTAAGCTGCTGCTGATCTCGATCGCCAACTACGCCGATGACAAGGGCGTGGCGTGGCCGTCGAAGTCGACGCTCGCCAAGGATTGCTCGATCGACAAGAGCGGCGTGTGCCGCCACCTGCACACGCTTCAGGAAATGGGCCTGATCCGCATCACGGAGCGCAACCAAGAGGGCGTGCATCTTAGCAGCCTGATCGAACTGAATACGGCTGCAACGGGTGGTGGCACTGGCGCACATGGTAGTGACGCAGGCGCGACAGATAACGGTGGTGGCACTAGCGCAATGGGTGGTGGCGTGGACGCTACCAGGGTGGTTGCGCCAGCGCACGATGGGTTGTCGCGCCCATGCGACACGAACCTTAAGAAAGAACCATCATTGAACCCTAGCGCGTGCGCGCAAGGCAATTCGTTTTGGAAAAAGGCGCTCAATCCGCAAGCCGATCACGGCGTCGAATTGATCGAAGGCGGCAAGGTCCAACTCACGAACGGAACCCGCGCCGAATGGCTCGCGAAATTCGACGGTGATGCGGTGGCGCTCGATCTTGCGCTCGACGAGCTGGATATTCAGCCGGAAACCCGTTCCGGCTTGCGCAAGCAGGTTATTCGCCAGCTCTCTCGCATCGCCAGGATGCGCCACGACAGCGATCGTCGCTATCGCCAAGCCAAGGCCTCAGGGAAGGCAGAACCGGCAGCGGCCTCGCACCGCGTCTCGCCCGACACAGTTCGTTACGCCAAGCCCAAGCTTGAGCCCCAGCCCTGGGAGCAGAACTGATGCTCCAGACCATTCCGACCGTCGAGCGCGATCCGCCGCAGAACATCGAGCTGGAGCAGGCGCTGCTTGGTGCGCTGCTGATCGACAACCGCGTCGCTGCGACCATCCACGCTACCGCCGCAGATTTCGCCGATCCGCTTCATGCCGAGATTTTCACCGCGATCGAGGCCGACATCGCCGCTGGCAAGGTCGCATCGCCGGTCAGCCTAAAGGCGATGTTCGCCGACCATCCCGACATCGCGGACGGTCTAACCGTGCCGCAGTACCTTGGCCGGCTGGCGGCAGCAGCGACCACGACCATCAACGCCCGCTCCTACGCCGAAGGGCTGCGCGAGCTTGCCAACCGCCGGGCGCTGGTTTCAACGGCCGCCGGTCTCGATTACTCCGCCCGCCTGACGAGCGTTCGTATCGAGGAAGCGGCCAACATCGCGGTTCAGGCGCTCGACGACGTGCTCGCCATGGCCCGTCCAGGCAAACACAGCCGCTGCGATTTCAACGGCGCCGTGAGCGATTTCCTCGACGGCATGATGAACGACGACGGTAGCGGCCGGATCACGTCGGGCTCGGCCGATCTCGACAAGGTGACGGGTGGATGGCGCCGCCAGCAATTCGGCATCATCGCCGGCCGTCCGAGCATGGGGAAAACGGCGCTTGCGACGTCGCTCATGCTGCGCACGGCGAGGGCTGGGATCGGCGTGCTGTACTTCTCGCTGGAAATGCCAGCCACGGCCCTCGCTGCACGCTGCCTGACCGATCTTGCCTATGGCCAGCAGACACGCATCGCCTACTCGGAAGCGCTTTCCGGCAAGCTTCAGGATCGCGAGGTTGCGATCCTCGGCACCGTCGCCGGCAGCTACGCCAAACTGCCGCTCGTGATCGACGATCAGCGCGGCCTGACCATGGCCGAAGTCGCGGCACGCACCAGGGCCGAAGCCCAGCGTATGCAGCGCGACGGCGTGAGCCTCGGCTTGGTCGTGGTCGACCATTTGGGGCTGATCAAGCCGAGCGGGCGCTACAGCGGCAACAAGGTGCTTGAGACCGGCGAGGTATCCGACGCGCTGGCGAGCTTGGCGAAGGAGCAGAACGTCGCCGTCGTGGCTCTGCACCAGCTGAACCGTGGCACCGAGGGACGCGAGAATAAGCGGCCGACGTTGGCCGATCTGCGCAATAGCGGCGATCTCGAGCAGGACGCCGATATCGTCTGCTTCGCCTACCGCGAAGCCTACTACCTCGAGCGCAACAAATTCGACGCCGGCTCTCAACAGGAGATGCAGCGCCAAACGGAGTTGGACGCATGCCGAAACACGATGGAAGTGCTCATCGCGAAGAACCGGAACGGAGCGACGACGACGGTCAATCTGTTCTGCGACATGGCTTCGAACGCGATCCGGGATTTGACGTGAGCACCTGGACGCACATCGCGGACGCGGCGGCCAAGGCCATCGCAACAATCAGCAAGCGCATGAGTGGGGGAGAGTGATCATGGGCTGGGATGATGCACGAGTAGACACGTTGAAAAAGCTCTGGTCAGAGGGATTGAGCGCAAGTCAGATCGCCGGCAGGCTTGGGCATGTGACCCGCAATTCGGTGATTGGCAAGGTGCACCGCTTGGGGTTGTCCGGTCGCGCGACAACGTCGCGTAAGTGCCACCGCCCCAAGCGTGCCGACCATAGGCCGATCCGCAAGCTGTATCGCAACACGATCGCTCCGAAGTCGGCCGCGCGCGTGGCCTTCCCGGTGGAGCCGCTGCCGGTGTTCGTCGAACTCGACATCCCGCTTCGCGAGCGCAAGACCCTTCTCGATCTCGATGACCGCGGCTGCGACTGCCGCTGGAGCATCGGAGACCCGCAAAGCGCGGATTTCCACTTCTGCAACCGGTCCGCAGTACCCGGCCTGCCCTATTGCGAGTTCCACGCCCGGCGCGCTTTCCAGCCGCCGAAACCGGCTACGGGCCGGGATTTCGTC